CCACCGCTTTTTTTGTAACGGAGCATCTAAAAATGACAATTTCAAGTTCTGAAAAGGCTGCCATCACAAACGCCTGCTCGCAGTCAGTTCCCAATGTGCTCAGCGTGCTGGATGCTGTGGCTGGCTTCTCCCAGGTTGCTGCCGTGGCAGACCTCGATCAAGACATCTCAGCCACGTATGCCGAAGCTGAAGTGCAGGCCATCAGCGATAAGGTTGATGAACTGCTGGCAGCGCTGCGAACGGCAGGTCTCCTGGGGTCATAACTGATAACCATGATTCCACCTGATAAAAACCACCTGAAGGCACTGGCTGGCTGGGCTATCTCTGCCAGGGGGAACTGCTCCAATCACCAGCACATGGCCCTATGTAAGTTCCAGGACGGATGCTCTGAACTGGCAGAGGTAAGTGACGACCTGAAGCCTGTTGTGACGACAAAAGAGAAGCCTCGCACGATGGTCAAGGCCTCCGTAGCTACCATGCCGGTTGAGGTCCAAGAGCACCTGGGTGTGGGTAAGCAGGATGGACAGTGCTGTCACAAATTCGATATAACCACACAAATGTGCCGATTTTGTGGTATTTCCTACAGAAAGGCACTGGGACGAAAGCCAGAGTTGATGTAACCCCCCTATTTGAAAGCACAGACATGCAACCACGTAAACTTGACATTATGTTCTGCTTCGCGCCGTACGGAGGCAACGGAGCGACAAGTTCTGAAACACCAAACATCCGACAGTGGATGATGTCGATCTTTGGGAAACTGAAAGCGGATGGTCGTATCGGTGAGCTGCATGAAGCGTCGATTTCAGATACGCCAATCACCATGACTCGCAATCGGTTTGTAAGAATGGCAAGGGCAAAAGGAGCTGATGTGATCGTAATGGTGGACTCTGATCAAAATCCACTGCTCCACGAAAACGATCCTGGGTTCAAGGAGTTCTTTTTTTCGTCGTTTGATTTCCTGTACGAGCACTACGAAAAGGGTCCAGTTGTCATAGGTGCACCGTATTGTGGACCTCCTGGAGGAGCAGGATCTGAGAATGTATATGTCTTCCAGTGGCAGAATTATGGAGATCAACAAGATTCAGCGTTTTCACTGGAGCAATACACACGCGCTCAAGCATCACAGATGTCAGGGATACAGGAATGTGCTGCACTTCCAACTGGGATGATCATGTACGATATCCGAGCATTTGAGCTGATTGAGCCATCTAAGCTGTCGCAAAGGGAAGTGCTGGAAAAACTAATGACTGGAGAAATCAACGTCGACCAGGCGATGAATGAGCTTCGGCCTGGTTTCTTCTATTACGAATGGAAGGATCAATATGCCGATGAAAAAGCGAGCACCGAGGACGTGACAAATACCAGGGATATCTCCCTGGCTGGTTGTGCAAAGCTTGGATACAACCCTGTGTTTTGCAATTGGGATAGCCCAGTAGGTCACTGGAAGCCGTGGTGTGTATCCGGTCGACCGAAGTACCATAGCCCAGACAGTGTTGCAGCTACCCTCCGACAAGCTTTTGAGGATGACCTTCGCTCGGATGAAGTGATCGTCGAAGCGTCATCAGTAAGGAGTAATGTAAATGCCGAGAAAGCCACCCCCTAGGAGAACGAAGATAGAACAGATGCCGTCGAGACCAGAGGGCATCAAGATGTGTAACCAGTGCGGAGAAGAGTTGCCAGCAACATCCGACTACTTTGACATCGATAGTTCAAAAGAGGATGGTTTTAAGACCATCTGTAGATCGTGCAGGCTTGGGGTCATTGAAGAGGCCAGTCGCGACCGACGCGACAAGCGGCTCCAGGTTGTGGACGATGCCGCGTTCAGGATGCTGGCAGATATGGCAAGCGGGCGTGAAGGGACGAGCATCCCTCACCTCAGTGAGCTATATCAGCGTGTAATGGAAGTGTTTGGCGGTGCTGGTGGATATGCTCAGCATCTCATGGCTCAGTACCTTGCCGCATCACCAGGCTCTTCAGTTCGAACAAAGATCCTGGAAAGCATTCTAAGGATGAGCCAGGAGTTGACGCGAGTAGGGGCTGCCGAGCTTGAGGCTGACCAGCTCAGTGATATCGATCTGCAGATTACTATGAGACGATTGGGCGGATTTAGGGGTTTACCTAAGTATGTCGACGGAACGGTTGAGAAGACTCCTTAGTCAAGACGTTGGTCAACGTGCACTTAGTGAACTGACTGGGGCTACAGCACATGAAAAGGCTGAGTTCCTTAAGCTTGCTAAGGAGGCCGCTCAGCGCAGCTGTGAATCATTAAAGCTGTATCAACCTCTTCCGTTTCAAGAAGCCTTCCATAAGTCAAGAGCCAAGGAATGCCTGATCGTTAAAGGCAATAGAGCTGGTGGAAGTTTAGCTGGATTCGCAGAAGACGCTCGTGCTGTCATCGGAGCAGATCCATACGACAAGTACCCGAAGAAGGATGGTACGTGCGTATGTCTTGGGTTTGGTGAAAAGCATATCGGTCGAGTCATCCACAAGTTCCTGTTTCGAGCTGGTGGATTTCAGATCGTACGCGACCTGGAGACCATGGAGTGGAGGGTCTTTCGCCCCTGGCCAGCTGAAAAGGGTGGAGATCGAGGAAGAGAGTCAGAAACAAAGCCTGCACCACCACTTATCCCACCACGTTTTATCGAGGAGTTGATATGGGAAAACCGTGGAGATAGAGTCTTCAGTGTCTGTAGAATGAAGACTGGATGGGAGATTATCGCTCTTAATAGCGCCGGTGACCCATCGCAAGCACAGGGATTCGATGTGCATCTCTACCACATCGACGAAGATACCGCCTCTCTTGGCTGGTATGAAGAGGCTGTCGGACGTGTAGCCATGACGAGTGGTTATATCCGTTGGACCGCTTTGCCTCACAGCAAGAACGATGACATCTTGAATATGATGCAGCGTGCCGACGAGGAGAAGGATATGGAAAATCCTACCACCGTCTGCATCCGTGCCTCCATGTTTGACAACCCATACTACCCAGAAGAATCGCAGAAAGCGAACCTGAAGATCTGGGCGGCACAGGGCGATGACGTCGTACGAAAACGTGCCTATGGCGAGATGGTCCTTGACTCTGTGCTGATGTATCCAACGTTTAGCAAGTGGACACATGATATTGTTACGGACGACGATAACATGTCACCCGTGCAGAAGGCCTGGAAGGATGCTGGTAACGGAGCGCCACCAAACTGGTGCAGGGACTTGATCGTTGACCCAGGCCACACGATAGCTGCCGTCCTATTTGTAGCGACTCCACCACCAATCATTGGTGATTTTCATGTGATCTACGACGAGTTGTACATCCACCAATGCACCGCAGAAATCCTTGGCAACCGCATCGCTGAAAAGGCCAAGGACTGCCAGTTCGAGAGGTTCATAATCGACGCACATGGTGGTCGACTTACTGACTTTGGTAGTGGTATCAGACCACAGCGGCTGTATGAGAATGAGCTTGCTAAGCATGGTGTCTCATGCAATATGACTGGAAGCTACTTCATATCTGGATCGGAAGACATTAACGGACGCGAGGAGTGCCTACGAAGGTGGCTGATGGTTGGGGCCACTGGGCATCCAACTGTGTACGTAGACGTGCAGCGATGCCCGAACTTGGTTCGTGAAATACAGCGTTTCAAAAAGAAGACGCAGCGCGTCGGAGGTCAGGTCGTGACACTGGATGAGGCCAACAGAAGAGCTGCCTGTCACGCCGTTGAGTGCGCGGAATACGCATCAGCAAACGGCTTGGTTTATGTCAAGCCAAAAGAATCCAAGATAGTGAGCAGTTGGGTAAAACGTGTTATCCAAGACAGAAAGGTGAGGGAGACTCAGCGGAGGATGAGGAATGGCCCATCCTCTGTCGGTACAATTTCTTTATCCCCTAGAGGCGCAAAATGAACACAGAATTCACACCTCCTTCAATTAGTGCTGGAATGCAAGTCATTTGGTATCGGCATGGAGTCCGTAGGGAAAGCGACTCCATCGTTGGATTCATGCTGCATAAAGGAAGAAGGACATCGCAGATCTTCCTGATTAACGGAAGGCGTGTTGACGCAGTACGGCATATTGACGACCCAAAGCTACAGCTAAACGCTGATCAGCGTGAGGCGGGTGCCTGGGACTTTACGGAAGGTCATAAGGATTATATTGAACACCGCCAGAAGACCGAAGCGAGATTAGATCAGATTGAAAAGGATATCTCTAAGCTGATCGTGTCATCTGGTGTCAGGAGGGCAAAACCATCAGTTGCCGCCGCTGGCAAGGAAAACCTGCATAAATACCAGGTCTTGAAATCTCAAGTTTTGGAGCTTGGGTTGTATGTCAAAGGAATGAAGAAGGCGGAAATGGAACTTGCGCTGAGGCAGTACCAATCGCAGAAGCCTTTGGTTTTAAACGAAACATCATAGGTGACACTTAAATGCCTATCAACGACATTACCACGGGCCAAGAGCATATTCTCAACCCTCTCTGCCAGCAGTGGCTTCGCAAGATAAAGCAGGCCAAAGAATGGAAGTGGGAGCGGTTTGGTCAGTATGCCGTTGAAGGCATGAAGTTCTATGATGGTGCTCATGACTGGATGTGGAAGGACGAGGAGAGGTCCATGGATGGCGGTTTCCTAAAAAAAGGAGCCGCCATGCCCACATTCAGGATGCAGGTAAACCGCATGTTCGAAGCGGTTGCCGTATTCGGGCCAGCCCTGTATCACCGCAATCCTGATGTCATGGTGACTCCCATATCACCGCCCATGATCGATCCGATGGAGCTGGGTATCAATCCTGAAGATCCACAGATGCAGGAAGCGTATCAGCAAATCATTCAGATGCAGCAGAAAGCTGCCAGCGACCAGAAGCTGAAGGCCAAGCTGAAGCAGCACTACCTCAACTGGTTGCAGGTCGAATGCGACAAAAAGACACACGCCAGACGGTCCATTACCGAAGCGTTGCTGAAGGGCATGGGAATTCTATGGACGTCGATGTACCAGCCACGTGGATCGCAGATCAAGTACCCGTTCTCACAGCATATCTCTGTTGACGATATCATCGTCGATCCAGACGCCGAATACTGGGAAGACGTGCAGTACATCGCACGCTACTGCTGCCATCCAGTGAATATCGTAGAACGAGAGTACGGACTTCCTCCTGGATCGCTAAAAGGACACATGCAAAGTTCCAGTGCCCAGGGAGACATGTATGTCAGCAAGAAGGAAGCTACGCGTAGGCGTCGTAGGGGAAAGACACACGATCTGGTTGAATACTGGAAGGTCTATTCAAAGAACGGGTTTGGTGACAGGCTACGCAAGACGACCAACGACACCGTTAACAAGAAGCTAAACTTCGAACCGTTTGGTGACTTCTGCAAGATCGTTGTCGCCCAGGGCATACCCTACCCGCTCAACCTTCCAACGTCCGCTTTAAGCACGGAAGACGAAGAGCAACTGATCGAGCGGGTGCAATGGGAGATTCCGTTCTGGACCAACCCAAGCGGTTGGCCAATGAGCCGACTCACATTCTACGAGAAGCCTCGTAGCGTATGGCCTATCAGCATCGTCAAGCCAGCTGTGGGTGAGCTGCGGTTTGTGAACTGGTGCATGTCCTTCCTGGCAGACAAGGCAGCCGCAGCGTGCACCACGTATGTAGCCCAACAGAAAGCAGCTGGCATCGAGATTCAGGATCAGATCAAAAATGGTATGGCACCATACACGGTCATTGAAATCAGCTCCATGACGGGGAAGAGCATCAATGATGTTATCTCGTTTCTGGATGCTCCCAATTTCAGTCAGGATATCTGGAAGATGCTGTCTGAAGTGCTTGACATGATCGATAAGCGAACCGGTCTAACCGACCTGATCTACGGTATGACCACCAATCAGTTGCGATCAGCCACTGAAGCCGATATCAAAGAACAGAACACCAACATTCGACCAGACGACATGGCAGGCAGGGTCGAGGACTTTCTATCCGAGACGGCACTCAATGAAACAGCCGCCATGGTGTGGTCATGTTCACCACAGGACGTACAACCGGTGCTTGGTGATATTGGTGCCAGCATCTTCGCAGAACGCATCCAAACGCAAGACTTCGAGCGCGTCATCAGGGACTACGATTACCGCATCGCCGCTGGATCTGCACGTAAGCCGAACAAGCAGAGCAAGCAGAGGGCGCTGACTGAACTCGGTCAGGTCTTGATGCCGACGCTGCAAGGCTTTGCCATGGAGGGTAAGGTTCAGCCGTACAACGCTTACATCAATGAGATTTCTGAAACGATGGACATTGATCCCAGCGGGTTCCTGCTGCCAGAGCCACCTCCACAGGAAGGTCCAACTCCAGAGGAACAGATGATGGAGATGGAAATGCAGATGAAGCAGATGGAGATGCAGCTCAAACAGGCTGAATTCGAAATGAAGCAGCAGGCGACTGCCGCTGAAATGGCGATGAAGCAGCAAGCAACGCAGGAGCAGATGCTACTCAAGGAAGAGGACCAGGTATCGCAGCTGGAGGCCGATGAAGCAGCTCATGCACAAGAGATGGATCAGGACGCGGAGATGCATCGTCAGGAGATGCAACAGAAGCAGCAGGAAGCGGAACAAGACCTGCTCATGAAGAAGGCCGAGCTGGCAATGATGACAGAAGAGCAAAAAATCAAGCTGGAAGGCTTGAAGAAGATGCAGGCAGCACAGGTAGCAGCTAAGCGAGCACAGGCCAGAGCGTCAGCAACCGCCAAGAGTAAGGGTAGCTCCGATGGCTAGCAATATGGATCTACTGTTTCCGCAGGCTCCTATGGAGAAGTTCTACCGGAAGCACCAGATTAAAAACCCGTTGATGAAGATGTTGCTCGATCCGATCAACCTGGCTGGCATGGCATTGGGTGGAGTTGGTGCCGGTCTGACAGCCAAGAACATCCTGCACAACAAGCGTGTAGCTGCACAGATCGCAGATCGATGGATGCCAGCTGAGATCGCTGAGAAGACGATACTGCGCGGAAGGACGCTGGGTGATGTGAAATATGGTCCGTATGCGATCAATAGAGTGACAGGTACTGAAGCAACACCGCATCCGTCATACAAGGTTGCAAAGACTAAGATCGCAGACCCTTATAAAGAACAAGTAGCTAAGGCTGAATTTGATTTATCGGAAGCAATAAATGCTAAAGCTGACCAGTTTGACTCCGATAATCCAATTCAGTACACCATTAGCCATCATGACAAAGAGCGGATTATTAAACAAAAACAACGCGAACTTGGTGAACTAAAACTAAAGTCATCGACTCCAGCAACTGAAGAAGGTTTCCAGGCTCTCGTTGGTGAATTGCAGGCTGCAGGCGGTGAGTACCCTAAAAAAACAAAGACCGGTCACCCACTGTATCGAATCATGGGTGGGCAGGTGGTTAAGGATACCGGAAAGCCGATGCGCATAATGCACGGTACAAAGGAGACGTATCCTCATCCAAGTAGAGAATCGATGGATAAGCGTGGGAATCTCAAGGGTCCAGGTCATTATGGCACAGTAGCTCCAGATGTTTCGTCTGGATATGCAAATACTACAAGTGGAATGAATTGGAAGACTGGGAAGCCGATAGAGCCTCAGATACGCGAGGCGTTTTACGACATGAGAAGGCCTCTTGATATCGAAAAAACATACATGGCAAGTGAGATACCAGAGAACATTCGCAAGGAGATCAAGCCACGCAAACTTGCTGATGCGGAAAACTCTCTGAGTATGTTTAATAGAAGATTACGTAAGCACAGGGAAGATTTTAATAAGCTGGTGGATTCAATAACTAAAGCGGAAGACTTCATTAACGACAAGCTTTCAACCTATGATCCGTTAGAGCATAAGGATATTGCGTCATACTTAAATCTACTACCGAAAACATCTCTTAATAGAGACTATGGTCCTGACTTTAGCTGGATTGAGTATGCGCCAGATAGGATGGGTGAGTCTTCGCAGAACCTGGCGCATTTAGTTAGGGGTGCTAGACATAAAGTAAAAACTGACGCCGCAAAGAAGTCCGGGTTTGATAGTATTGAGGATTTATTTGATGACGCATCTATGTATGACGAACGCAACGCAGAGATGTTCCTTGACACCATGGAAGTAGAGGCAGATTTTAAGCTCCGTGACGCATTAGAGGCGAATGACATTAAAACAATCGATTCGTTTGCTAAGGCTGAATATGACAGAATAGAAGGATTGGTCGATAAGAAGTATGCAGATATCCAGTTTGTGGAATCTCGATTGGCTGAAGTGACTAAAGAAAGGGATGAGCTGGCAGCAGTTAATCTTGCTTTCATTTCTGGAGATGACATCTATGAAAGCGTGCGACATACTGCCGGTGGAAAAACGAAAGCTCGTGATGTTCTAAAGCGTGAAGGGTACGATGGCATCCTGCATCGTGGCGGCTCAAATGCTGAAGACCTTCACCATCTGGTGGCAGTCGCATTCGACCCTGAACAGATTTACCGACCGTGGGTTGCAGAAAGAGAGAAGAACCTAAAAGCTCCAGTTTCGATAGTCGGTCTTGGTGCGTTGCTGTCTGCAGGTGGGACGGCAAGGTCGATCAGGCAGCAGTCGCAAATAGCAGCCAAGGAATCCAGAGGTAACTATAGCCGCAACGGGTAGATGATATGGCAAGCAACACAGATCTGCTGTTTCCAACCGTGCCCATGGAAAAGTTCCATGAGAAGCACAAGATCAAGAGTCCATGGTTGAAGATGGCCACTGACCCGCTGCTGTGGGCTGGGCTGGCAACTGGTGGTGTAGCAGGAGCCTTCTCGGCAAAGAAGTTTGGCAAGAAGCTTTTAATGTCGAAGTCTGTCAGAAAAAATGTGCTCGAAGATGTTAGCGAAGATGTCCTCCAGGCTCTCAAGACAACAGGGAAGGTTCCAGAAGGCTTTGAAGGGCAGAGGGTACTTTCAGCGGCAAACGCGATGCCAGGCGTAGCTGCTGTCACAAAACCTGGAATTAAGGCTAGTCCCGAGTGGCTTGGCAGGCAGTTTCTCAAGCGCACCGGTAAAGGGCATCAGCTTGATTTGGTATATTCAGGAGACACGCCATATTTCGATTGGGACCTTGGGGTAAATGAAAAAGCTGTTCGTGGGAATACTGGAAAGTTAGCTCATGCCAACATGGGCGTTGAGGGTAAAGATGATGTTGTAGAAAATCTTGGGCATGTATTTGACTTATTAGCGGAACGGAGCGCTAAGCTAAAAGAGTCTGGTGTCCCAAGCAGAACTGCTGTCTACATGACTCCAGGAGGATACCGTGGTGCAGAGTTGGCACATGCTGGACCTCCGTCTGTTGGTTTCTCGGATGAACTAAGGCCATCTAACGTTGACCCGATGCATGCAAAACTTTCCCAAGGAAAGAAGCTGCTATTCGGAAACCAACGAGATGTACCGGTCGGGGTTATAAATGAGGCGTATCCAATACGCACATCTGTAAAACCTGGAAGGTCGCTAAATAAAGACTACATTGCTGCAAAGGTTGCTGAGGTGGGGCGTGGTATACCCCTTACTGAGTCGATGCTTGAGGTAATTAAAACGCATGACACACCAATCGCGAGTCAGGCAATTAAGAGGCCGAAGTTGATGGAATCCATTCTCGACGACGTTGCTAGGGAGATGAAATCACTGACGCCACGCGAGAGAGATCTTGTTAGGAAAATGCTTCTGCAACAATATCCTGGTATGAGTTCATTAAGTATGCCTTAGAGGGGTTAAGCACAATGAATCTAACACAAGCACAGTTGGGACAGATCGAGCATGAAGTTCTTAAGTACCCGCCTCACGTCGTGGAACGC